GCGCGAAATATCCAGAGAAGAAGTGCGAGAGTTGCGGACAGAAGTTCGATATAATTCATCACTTTTTCCCCAAGAGTTCTTCGACAAGACTACGATTTGAAGATAAAAATTGCATTTTTCTTTGTAATGGATGTCATTTCAGACACCATATGACAGGGGACCCATCTGTTCACGCAAGAGTTATTGAAAAAAGGGGACTGGTATGGTATAATGAGATAGATAAGTTAAGGAGAGAGCATCTATCATTAACGATTCTTCTTGCGCGAGAAATGTATGAAAAGTTTAAATTGTAAAATATGTCTTAAATCGTTTGTCCAAAATAGGCAGAACCAGATTACTTGCTCTGGAGAGTGTTCAATAGAGAACGGGAGAAGATTGCGAAAGGAATGGGTGGTAAAGAACAGGAGGCGATATAATGCTTTAGCAAGGAAGTATTACAAAAAGAACAGTGAAAATAAAGAGTTCCTAAAAAACGCGAGAGAAAGATACTACGCATATAAAGAGCTGTACCCAGAGAGAATAAGAGAGACTAATAATAGGGCTACAAAAAGGTATCAAGCAAAGGATACGACAAAACTTAAAAGGAGGTTCTACGCGCATAATAGGAGATTAGACAAAAAGACATTCCTCGATATTGAAAAGTGGATAGCATTAGTTAGGTCTCTTGATTATAGATGCCAAGGTTGTATGAAGAAGTTAGACTTGGGAAAATTAGAGATAGATCACATAAAGCCAATTTCTAAAGGTGGGACAGCAGAAATAGATAACCTTCAGCCACTTTGCAGGAGTTGTAACGCAAAGAAAGGAAACAAGTTCGTCGCAGAACAAATGATAGAACAATACCAATGCCCGAAGTAAATACAGACCAAATACTCAACTGGGTTAAAGAAAGAGTGGAAACCAAGAAGGCGGACTTTGATGTGAACTTCTGGCTGGAAGTAGCGATGAAACTCATCATTTTACTCCCAGACGAAATAGGAAAGCTCTACGACTTCCAAAAGATAGTAGCCCAGAAACGCCTCGATATTCTGGACGGACAGGACAAGAAGAACATCAGTGAGGCGAAGTTGAGGGTTGAGGCAACGGAGGAATACAGAGATATGAGAAAACAGGAGGCGAAGATAGGGCAGATCGAAGAACTCGTGAGGATAGCCAAGCTCCAAAGTCGGATTAACGCAGGACAATAAAAACTATGGAAGAAAAACCAACATTGTTTACCGTTTGTGTGCTGATTTTGATTACCTCCACCGTTTCCGCGATTCAGTTTTCCTTAATCAAGTCGGACATTGGAAAATTAGAAAGAAAAATACATTGTGTTGAAAGAGAAGGAACATTCCATGAAGAATACTTTTATGACACATATTTAAGGACAGAAGAAACTTGTGAAAGAGATGTATCTGTCTGTGAGATTGTGGTTGGAGAGGGAAGTAAGAAGTCGTGTAGGATAGAAAAGAGGACCGCGAAATGGAATGACAAGTGGGGATGGGTTGTGGGCGGTCAAATAGATAAGTTCTAACATGGAGGACAATAAAAAAAAGATAGAGGACTTTCTCGAACTACTGAAATCCCAAAGTGCAAATGACCTAAAGTGGGTAGTCGAGGGCGATGTGGGTGATATATTGGAACATTTTGCTGTTCTTTGTAAGAAATGTGGCTCGCACAAGATATTTGTTTCTTGGGAAAAAGGTAGAAACTACGGCGAGTATACTGGATATGGGGAGAAAGAAAAACTATTTAAGTGTCTGAATTGTGGAAATGCCGCCTCATTTTGGGAATAAAGAATAACATGGAACCCCTCGAACTAAAAGGAAGTGAAATCGCGGAAGACGAATTGCGAAACGCCCTCCACGCCTCCCGACAAGATAAATACTACATACGGAACGAAAGAATAGTCCGTGTGATGATAGACAAGTTAGGCATAGACGACGCGGCGGATATAGCGAAGAAAATACTTATGGAAATCGGACAATGAACCACTTACGACATAGGATACTCCATAGGATTGCGCTTACTGTGTGGTTGTGGTGGGCGAGGAAGAATAAAATGTGGGTTACTATAACCGAGGAGTATTGTAAACAGAATAGAGAGCCATTGCGCGCTTTCGTGAAAAGACAATTCGGATATTGGTTAGAGGGGATTAAGTTCTCCATTTCTTGCTTCGTATGGGATAAGATAAAACTTCCTTTTACAATAAGCATTTCAAACAGAGTGATTTCGGAGAAGATTGTACAGTCGTTAGGCAAAAAAGAGGCATACGACATCGCAAAAAGGATACTAAGGGAGATAGAATGAAACACACCACCTACCGTTGCCTATGCAAGAAGTGCGTAAAGAAAAGAACCAAGGAACTGGATGAATACTTTAAGAGCGAGGTGAGGAAGACGGTTAAAAGGTTGAAACTTTAATAGAAATCTGATATAATACATACAATGGAAACAGAGCAAAAGTTGGAAGTGGAGAGAAACTCATTCGACCTCTCCAAAAACCCTATCGCTAAGCCGAAGCGAGATGAAGTTTTGAAACGCGAACACGATAAGTTTGTAGAGCAGGCGGTTATGCTTCAGGTGAACATATCCCTGCAGAAGAAACTCGACCCAAACGAGATGTCTGCAAGGAAAAAACTTAGTCCCACGAGTTCAAGGGATATAAAAAGGAGCGAACACATACAGATGCTTGAAAAAGAACTTGAAGGCATAAATAGGATAATAGAAACAGTCGAGGAACAAATGAATCTTAAATAACAATGGTATCATCAGGCGATCGAAAGATATGGGCGTTTGGCGATGAAGCGCAGGCAAAACTCGCCGAAGGAATTAGAAAAGGCGTGTCCGTAGTGTCTTCTACCCTCGGAGTGGCGGGGAAGAACATTTTAATCGAAAGAAAGTTCAAAACCCCCCATCCCGTAGACGATGGGTACACAGCGATAAACAGTCTTATCTTGGACGATGAGCTGGAAAATCTCGGTGTCACTTCGTTGGTAGATGTGGCTAATAAGCAATCGGAATATGCCGGGGACGGGACAAGCACCTCCATAATCCTTACGGGGGCTATTTATGAGGAAGGAAAAGGACGATCCGCAAGTGGATTTACAATAGGCAAGACCCCAATACAGATTAAGAACAACATTTTGGAGGGTAAGAATAAGGTGATAGAACTTTTAAAGAAAAGCGCGATAGAGTGCAAGACCAAAGAGCAGATTAAATCCGTAGCCCTTGCCGCCTACGCAGACGAGCAGATGGCGGAAACAGTATCCGACTTAGTATTCAATGTGGGCGAGAACGGCATTGTATTGGTTGAGGAAGGGTGGGGCAGAGAAACCGAAGTTGAATTGCTTACAGGAATGAGATTCGCGGGGAAACTCGCGCATGGTCTTTTTGCGAATACCGCAGAGGAAAGTTTGGATGCCGAGGATTTGCCCATCCTTGTGACCGATTTTGACTTCGTGAAAATGGACGAACTTCTTGGTATTTTTTCAAAAACAGTCCAAAACTTAAACAATAGGGGTCTTGTAGTTATTGGGAATAAGTTTGACGACATCGCTTCAAAACAGGCAATATATAGCAACGCGAAAAACGCACAAAACGGAATTGACTTCAAAATCTATTTTGTGAAAACACCATCCTTCACTCCATCACAATTCGAGGATTTTGCTATCTATCTTGGTGCAAAGTATTTCTCCAAGGAACGGAAAGACAGCATATTGAATTGCGAACTTTCAGACCTTGGAACAGCACAGCACTTCAAGATTACGAAATCAGGCGAGGGCGTTATCCTTGGGGGGGGCGGAAAGAAAGAGGATGTTGATGCCCGCATTATCGAGGTTCGGAAGAAGTGGGAAGATGAAAAGGTAAAGCAGATTAAGAATGTTTTACAGCAAAGAATTGCCTCACTTGCTTCTGCTATCGGAATTATCAAGGTTGCCAGCCCCACAGAGGGAGAAACCGAGAACATCAGATTAAAGGTAAAGAACGCCGTTCGATCGGCACAGGCGGCAGTTTCAGAGGGAATGGTAAAAGGTGGTGGGGTTGCCCTTATGGAAGTTGCCGAACAGTTGGACAAAGACGAAATCCTCAAAGAAGCGATTAAAGCTCCCTATAATATCATCAGGCAGAACGCTGGAGGAACGGTAGACACAGAGGGTATATTCGATTCGTTAAAGGTAATTAGGACGGCATTAGAGCAGGCGTGTTCGCAGGCGTGGATGCTCATTAACACCTCGACTCTGATAGCGTTTCGTTCCGAAAGACCTATGGAAGACGCGGCTAAAATCGTCGTGGATAGCATAAGCAAGAAAGGAAAGAGTGAGTAATGCCCGACCTATTTGAAGCAGAACTTAAACTACCAGACGAAATCTACCTCAAAAGAAAGGAGGACGGCATTTGGGAAAAAGATAATGTAGTCTACGAGGGGATAGCCATTGACACAAACGGCATAAGTTGTCAGTTCAAGGATGCGCCTGAAATGAAAGGGTATGCCAAACCGTCTAATATACGGGCAATAAATGTAGTAAAGAAAGCAATCCTTTCGTTCCTAAGGGTATTACAAGAAGCACCATTCCTCATCCCATTTTTGTGGTTAGCCCGAAAGCCGATACTTAAAAACTTCGCAAGGTTCTCTAATAGCACCCTAAGGGATTACTACTATAAACCCCAATACTACATATCCAGCGCCCAAGAGATATACTATGCCGGAATGGATATGCTTACCCAAGGGAGGATTTATGAGAACGATTGGGATACTATAGGGGAAACGAACTGGAACCTACTAATGCTCTTTGTAATGGCGTGGGATATGGAAAATGTCTACAGATACAGGGCGCAATACGCATTAGAGCAGATAGACATTAAGGAACTGGAGAAAAACCCCCGAAAAGAAGTAGAAAGGGTATTAGATATTCTTATCATAAGGGAAAAGGAACAGGTTATGAAAGACAAATGGATCGCGGTACGGAAGATTGTAAAATGGCTTCCCTTGAAGAAACTCCCCACATTCATAAGTAAGATGGACATGGAACGGATGAAATTGGATAAGGATGACCTATGGTGGGCTGTAAAGCAAGGAGGGTTTGATTATTTGAATTAGGCGTGGTATAATGTAGGAAATGACGGGTAGACCATCCATATATAACGAGGAACTGGCAGAGGAAATCTGCAAGAGAATCTCCCAAGGAGAAAGTGTCCTTTCGATTTGCGAGGATGAGGGTATGCCGGTAGCAAAAACCATCTATAATTGGCTTTTAGATAAGGACAAAGAGAGCTTTTTACACAAATACAACAACGCCCGTGCTATTCAAGCAGAACTTATGTTCGATGAGTTGCTGAAGATAGCCGATAAGAGCGACGGCGAGATTATGAGAGATAGGTTGCGAGTGGATACAAGGAAGTGGTATCTGTCGAAAGTCCTCCCTAAGAAGTTCGGTGAGAAAGTTGATGTGACGACAGACGGAGAGAAGATACAAATACCCATCTATGGAGGCAAGAGCGTTTCAGAACACGACAGCGACACGCAAGATATTTGACCTTAAAAAGCGAATACGCGCAGTTGCCGGGGGAACATCAGCATCTAAGACAATAAGCATACTCGTATGGTGTATTGACTACTCCCAAAGTACGAAAGGGAAGTTGCTTTCGGTTGTTTCGGAGTCCTACCCACATTTGGAGAAAGGGGCTATGTTGGATTTTGAAAACATAATGAAAGCACACGGATACTGGGAAGAGGGCAGATGGCACAAAACTAAGCATACCTACACATTTGAAACGGGCAGTAAGATAGAGTTCTTCTCGGCAGATACCTATGGAAAGGCACACGGACCGCGCAGAGATGTGTTGTTCCTAAACGAATGTAATAACCTTTCCTTTAACATCGTAGACCAGCTCATTATACGCACAAGGGAAACGATTTGGATGGACTGGAATCCCTCTACGGAGTTTTGGTTCTATACCGAGATGCTACCGAATAGAGAGGATATAGATTTCATCACACTTACCTATCTTGATAACGAGGCGTTGGATGATATTACAAAGGCAGAAATAGAAAGCCACAAGAACAATAAGGCGTGGTGGACGGTATATGGAGAGGGGAAATTAGGAGAAATAGAGAGTAGGATTTACACAGGATGGAACATTATAGACGAAATCCCACACGAGGCACGGCTTGAAAGATACGGATTGGACTTCGGGTATACGAACGACCCCACTGCTATAGTGGCGATCTACCGATACAACGGAGGGTTTATTTTAGACGAGATAGCATACCAAAAAGGATTATTGAACTCACAAATAGCGGATATTCTGTCGAATGTGGATAGTGCATTAGTGATAGCCGATTCCGCCGAGCCGAAGAGCATAGCGGAGATTGCTTTGAGGGGAATCACCATCTTACCCAGCGAAAAGGGTAAGGATTCGGTACTGAATGGTATTCAAATGGTTCAACAGCAACGAATCTCCATTACAAAGCGTTCTATAAATGTGATTAAGGAGTATCGGAACTACACTTGGGAGACGGACAAGGACGGTAAAATCCTGAATGTACCGATAGACCTATGGAATCACGGGCTTGATGCGGTAAGATACGGTATAGTTTCTATGGTAAATCGCCCAGAACCTAACAAAATGTCGTCCTATACTCCAAGGTTGAGGGAGTTTAAAAATACTTGATTTGCATTTGAAATAAAAATAGTGTATAATGTGTTGTAGAGCTGGACACCACGAAAACAAATGATAGGTGTCCTTAATTATTCGGAGAAAGGAGAAATCATCACGCCCGTTTCCGCCTACAATCCGCCGGAAGCAGTGCAGAAGATAACGGAGAAGATACGCGACGATTATTCGGTTGCTTTTAATTTACAGAACAAACCCTTTACGGAGTTTAACGACTATTCCCTCCTCCAAAGAGCGGATATAGACCAGAAGCGGTGGAACGCCTACCGCGCACCCCAGTCTGCTGATATAGACGAGGCATGGCGTTGGAATGGCATCAGACCCATTACGAGGAATAAAATCCTTGGAATAGTGGCTCAAATGACCGCAAGGATAGTAGTCCCTGCCCCCTACGCCCAGAACGACCAAGACGAACTGGACAATATGGCGGCGCAGGTGATGAGGGATTTGATGGAGTACGATATTCGTAATTCCAACTACATAGATAACTATATTATGTGGATTACGGATGCTTTGGTAAATCCCGTGGCTTATATGGGCGTTGGGTTCTTTGAGGCGATGCAGACGATTAAGGAAGAGAACGAGGGCAGGATTTCCAAGAAAGAGGTTGTAGACGGCGTTTTATCAGGTTTCCAGACCTTTAACATCCCATTGGATGAGGTTCTTATTGGGAACTTCTACCAAAAGGAACTCGATCGGCAGAGATTCATTATTCGCAGGAGGTATGTCGACTATGACGAAATAGAGGGAAAGTACGGAGAACACAAGAACTTCGAGTATGTTCAGCCCGGCATTAAGACGCTCTATGATTCCTCACAGACGCTCTTCTGCGATGTCTACGACCAGACCTTACAGACCCTCGCAGAAGAAGTGACTTATTACAACAGGTTGGAAGACACCGAGATTCCTTATGTGAACGGTATTTACTTGGGAGATACGGATGTGGATGCCAACCCCATTAAGCACAGGGACAATGAAAATCGACCAAAATACAACTTCGCTAAATTAGGATATGAGGATATTTCTTCGAGGTTCTTCTACTACAAATCTGCGGCTTGGAAGTTGGGAGATGACGATGAATTGGTGATAAGGACGGAACAAATGCTTGCCGATGCGGTGTTCCTCGATACGATGGCTCCTACCGTCACAAGCGGAATAGGGCAGATGTCCGAAGCAATCATGGTTCCCGGTAAGAATATCTCATTTGAAAACCCCGATGTGAAGATAAATCCTATCCATTTAGGAGGTTCTATCTCAAATGCCTTTAACCTTATCTTACAGAAGGAGAAGTCCATCTCGGAATCCAGCCAAGACCCGCTTATGCAAGGCGTACAGGGAACGGCTAAAACAGCTACTGAATCGGCATTATTGGCTCAAAACGCCAAGATAGCCCTTGGAAGATTCGGCAATATGCTCACCAATTCTTTGAGGAACCTTGGAGGACTGATGATAGATGTTATCGTAAACCATCAGACAGTGGCAGATGTAGAGGAAATAGCCGACGGTAGTGTAAAAGAGAAGTTCAAGACCTTTATTCTTACGAAATCCAGCGACTCTGGGCTTACAAAGAAGATAGTATTCAACCCAGACATGATGGGCGAGGAAGTGGACGAGGAAACGAAGTCAATGGAAATGCTCGAAAAAGAGGGTGGCATAGATTCAGACACCAGAATATACGAGGTAAACCCAGAGAAATGGAGGAAGCTAAAGTATTTCCTCTTTGTGGATGTAGAGGAACTCTTGCCTCTTTCCATGCGCCCGCAACCTATTCAGCAACCTATGGGCGATCAGAACTTACTACAAGGACAGGGTGGAATGGCTGGTGTTCAGTCGGGTCAAGGAAGACCTATGGCACAAGGAGCTGTCCAGTAGGAAAGGTCGATTGAAAAAATCACAAAAATAAGGTATAATACAAACAATGGCACAAGCACAAGAAAAGAAAAAGATTATCACGAAGTTCGAGGACTTCGATATCGAGGGATTCGTAAACATAGACAAAGCTCGTAGGGCGTATAACGCGGTGTACGGTGGCGCAAAGGGAGGTTCTGCAGAACTCGTCCTTGCCCATAAGATTAAAGCCCAAGCACCCGAACTTTCGCAGGTAGAACTCGTTAAAGAGGTTTACCTTGCTATGTACGGACTGTTCGATAAGAAGAAAGCAGAGATTAACAGGACGAACGAGAAGAAGGAGGCACGGAAGAAGGCAAGTCGGTAGTAAATTGAAAAAGCATGAGCTGGACCATTGGCGGTTCCTTAGGGGAACTGATGTCGAGGTTTACTCCAGCTCACCCCGATTATCTGTTCCTCTAAAGAACCGCTTATGGAAGCGGTTTTTAAGTCGCGGCGACTATAAGCCGTTAAATACTCGGTAGGCGAGTTTAAAACCTAAATTATGGATAACAACGAAAAAATCGAGGGTGATGCGTTGAACCCCCAAGAGCAGGAACAAGAACTGGAAGAGAGTGCAAACGGCACGGAACAGGAGGAGGTATCCGAAGATAATGTCGATTCCGAGGAAACCGAGGACAGTTCCGACACCGAGGGAGTGGATTATGAGAGTGAGGTTGAAAAGTTAAAGCAGAAGTTCGGCAAGAAACTCGATAAGACGCGTGATAAAATCAGGCAACTTAAAGAGAACACCGTTCCTAAGGAGGAAGTGGACAAAATCGTAGACGAGAAACTGGTCGCTATCCGAAAGGAAATCCAAGAGGAACGCGCACAGGCAATCGCCGAGAGAATGTCCAAATCACCAGATGAAGCGGAACTAATCTTATTGAATTTCAAGCACCGTATCGTTCCGTCGGGCAACCTGCAGGAAGATATGGAAGCGGCATACGCGCTTGCGAACAGTAAAAAGTTCGAGGGCAAGATGTCCGAACTGAAGACAGCACTCAAATCAAAGAAGTCCATTCCGTCAGGCGGTTCGGGGGCAGGAGCGCCCGTAGAACAGAAACCGAAAGTTAAATACTCGCAAGAGATAGTTGACGCGGCGAAGTTCGCGGGAAAAACACCCGAAGAGTTTGCGAAAGAGCTGGGCAAAAAATAAAGTTTAATGTCTCGAAACGATATACAACCCAAGGAAACAGGCGGACGCAATTCGCTCCCGCATGATCGTTGGGGTGTTGCTACGGGAACGAACCCGACCATTAAGGCGGGCGAACCCATCAAGCAGAACACAATGTCTACTGGACTTGCACATCAGGTCATTCTCCTTGTGGATGGTGATTTGACGGTAGG